GTCCCAGCTTCGGACTCTCCTGTCTCTCCAGCTGCCCATGCGCTCCTTATTCTCTCATATCGTATATTTGTCATCTTAGGAAGATACACATGGGGCTTATCCATAGCCTTCTCGGCCCACTTTTGTGGCGACCACAGCAAGTGCCTAATTATCCAATCATCAACACGCTCGCACCATGAGCCTGGAACCGGTCGGTTGAACTGGTTAGAAAACCAGTTCATCCGATCAGCAAACCGATCCCAGTCTCCATAGGGCTCGCGCTCCTCAGTCTCTTTAGGCTTACTGCTTGATGCTTCATCCTCGAATCCTTGCGTCTGTCTATCTTTCTCTTCTTCTCTCTTCAGCTGTTGATCCCAAAAGGACTCATCCTCCCATATGTCACGCGGCATGGAGAAAACTCGTCCATGCTCATTTTCACCAATTACCTCATCGTCTTTAAGGGACAACATGAAGCAAATGGGCTCTTCTTCTTCCTCCTCATCAGGGACCATCTCTCTAAAGTCCTGAACACAATACGACACATTAGGATACCTATCCATCCACACATTGAGAAAATCAAACATCTCCTTTTCCTCTTCAAAGTTTCCTATCACTCTCTCGTTAACAATCACAATGTATGGATGTCTTGCTACTCGCAACAGCTGAGTCTGATTCTTCATAAACCATTGAAAGTCACTCAAATGCTCTTCCTCCTTATCTAGATCACGACTTCCCATCATTTCCATAAACGCCTCCAGCCTCTCCGGCGGAACTACGTTTGGAAAGTCATCATCCATATGGCACTGTTCCTCCCACGGTTTATCTCCATCTCCTGATTGTGCTTCAATCTCCTTCTCCTTTCCTTTCTCTTTATCCGCTTCTCGCTTAAAAGCTAGACGGGCAGACTTGAACTCACACGCAAACCTAGGGTACAAAGTGGCATCGGCATTCGACCCAACTTGGTCATGTCTCTCCAGTATCGCTTCTCCAATCAACGACACAAGTTGTCCAAATGTCACCTCTTCTCCTTTCTTTCCATTTAATTCCTGATCAAGAGTCATCTTCCCATCCTTATGCAGGTGAATCCCAAAGGTTATCCGGGACTCAACCGCAGAGGTGTCTTGTATTCCCAGACTTTCCACTCTAAGGTCCTGGACATTCGTCGTCGAGATAATACACCTACTAGTAAAGTAAGTGTGGGATTTCTGCTCAACAGTAGCTACTCGCAACGAATAAGGAGTTGGTGAAATCATTGATATCAAATTCATGGAAGCCTTAGCTCTCGCAGTTACGTCCAGCATCTGGAACAAATCATCGATCAAAACAAAGAACTGATTGTGATAACCATCGAAGAACTCCTCCTGTGGGTTGAAATTGAAAACGCAGTGATATCCAAACGAATCCAAGTCAACAATTATCTTCCTCTCTTCCTGATAATGCTTCACATACCTCCACACAGCTTCCAAAAGTGGACGAGTAAGCTTCGACTTCCCTGTCCCGGGATCTCCATAAAAATGGACAAAAACAGGAACCGGTCTCTCCTTTGCACTCAATCTCCTAGTCTCCAACTCAATCGCACACTTCTGATAAATCTCTCCCATCCGAGCCAACAAGTGACCAAAATAAGGTCGATCCGCTGAGTGCTTTCGCGTAGCAGCCATCTCTAACCTCTTCTTCTCAATTCCACACGCCGTCTCCAAGGCGGCTGTTGTAGTAGAAAAGACTTCCTCTGAAATTCCTTGCTGCAACACAGCTCTCAATTCGCAGACC